AAGATAATTTCATGAATCTGTCTAAAAATCTGCTTTCTATATTCCTGCGTCAGGCCAAAAAAATTGAACCCCAAAGGGGATCTCAAATCCTCCTTCAGGGCCTCCATCTATTTGTACCCTGGTATCCACATCAGGAGAAATATCACGCATATAGTTTCTTAACGCTCTTGCGTCTCTTACTAATAAACCATTGTCTACAAATTCTCTAATTGTCTTAGCCGTATAGTCTCCGTTGACTGAGAGTATCTGGTGTTTGAGTCTTGTAGAGCTTTCAACGCTAGCGTCTTTATTTACTTTTCTGGCTCCTTCTACTTCTTCATCTATCTTCTTTTCGTCAGCATGTGTAAGGAGTTTAAAAGTAACTTTATTATCTGTGAATGGAAGTTTAAATTCAAACTCATTTTTTCTCTCTACAAATAAATCTTCTTGTAGAGGTTTATTCTCTAACGCAGATAAATCTACTGTATGTTGTTTACCTCTAAATTCAAAAGAATACTCCCCACCGTATCCTAAAATACGTGCGGCTATAAGGATAGCATTTTTGTCTCCAATAAGTAACTCATCGTAGTTAATCTTACTTACTATTAACGATTGAATTAGTTTATCAATAACTATGCCACTACTAATATAATTTACGTTAGTTAGTATATCTTCTTCTTTAGCAGTCATGTATTTCATTTCTACCTTACCAGATGCCAAAGGAGAATTTTCGGCATAAAGCAATCCTTTTGAAGGAAGATCTATAACTTCTGTTGGAAAACTAAATTTTTCACTCATATGTTTTATAACTGTTGGGTTTTATATAAATATATAAACTTTTAATTTTTTTCAAAAAAAAGACCTACTAAATACCATCTAGTAGGCCTTAACGCTTTTAGCGAATTAATGATTGTTTAGAAATTCAGTACGCAGTAGTCCATTGCTACTGTAACAGAGATTTCAACGGCTGCTGAGTTTTCGAAGTTATATTCACCAAATGATGCTTCTTTAGCAAAAGCTCCTATGATCAGCCACTGTCCGATGATATCTCCTACTGGGCCTAAAATATCAAGAGTAAGGTCTTTTTTGTAATAATCTGAGTATCCTGCTCTACCTGTTACAGATTCGTAAGATCTACGAGCCCAATCCATTACAGCTTGTGAACCAGCTGGTGTAATCGGATCGTAAAGAGTCATGGACATATCATTCCATACTCTCTTTCCTCTAATCTTACGGTAGGTATTGATATGATGAAGTACTACTTCCTCATCTGCATATCCTGGAGCAGAAACACCTTTAACCATGTATCCTTGAATAGGGAGGTCAGACATACGCATGACAAATCTATTCTGAACTTTAGGTTCAAATGGTGTAAAAAGAATTTCGCCTGAGTTAACTACTGCCATGTTTTTCTATTTTTAATATAAATATGCTGTTTATAATTTATGCTACGAAGGTTGCTCCTGTAGGCTCGATTACGAAGTCTAGCAGTATGAATTCAGCAGTCTTAGCTGGTTGAATAAATACCTGACCTACTAACTGATTACGGTCTATTACATCGTTAGTATTATTTGTATCGTCCATTACTACACGGAAGGCATATAAACCTTGACGTTGAGCAACAGATGTCAAATATGGATTAACGATTGACAGGAATTTGTTACGTGTAGCTATTGTATTTTGTTCAAACACCAGATTACGTGCTTGATCACCAAAGAACTTCTTAAGTTCGATCAACAAGCGACGTACGTTAACTCTGTCTAGTGCAGAGGCTTTAGTCTGGAGAGTTTTTTGTCCAAATACTGTTACTCCTGGTACTCCAGGGAAGGTAGCAATTGGGTTAACTTTTCCATCATATAATGTATCTCTGTTACCTTTAGTAAGCTTTCTTTCTGCTTCAATTACTCCAGGTATACCACCTCTAATAAGACCTGCAGGTGCAAACCATGGTGCAGAAGAACGATCTGTAGCAGCGTATACCCCTGGTATTAAAGTAGATGCAGGAACGAATTTTTGTTGACCTGTAGCTGAAAGGACTTTTACCCAAGGCCAGTAAGCGGCTGCATAAGAGGAATTAACACTAGCTGCTTCTGCTGTTACTGCTGCAATAGTTGCTCCGTAAGTTTCTAAGTCTAGAGCTATGATTGCATCTCCTCTACTTTCTACTCTACTAATTAAATCGTCTAATCTAGCAGAGTGGTTTGAAGCACCGTAGATTAAACCTGGTGCAGCTACCACATTAAATTGGTATTCGTCTTGGTTAGAAAGTAAGTTAAAAGCTACGGTATAGTTACCAGGCTGTAAACCTTGTGTTTTATCACTACCAATACCTATTTCTTCAAAGAAGTTAACACCGTTACCTAAGACGTCTCCTGTCGCTCCGAAGAAAGATCCGGAGGCAGCTACCGGTAGAGAGCCACTAAAGCTGTTACCTGTATCTACTACGTCTGCATTTCTTACTGTTTTACCGTCAAGAGCTAAGTAGTCTAATGTAGGACGTGCTACAGAGCTTACGTAAATGTAGCGTGATTTATTTGAATATGATCCGGATTTAGCAACGAAGTATTGTGATTCAGATTGATCAACTGTTACGATTTCGTTACCAATTACTTTTTCAATAAAGTTATCAGACTTAGGATCTAATGAAAGATTAGGCCAGTTTTCGAGTACTATAGGATTATTAGCACTATCGTCACCTCTTCTAATAAGAAGGTTAAAAGTACCTTTAGTATTATTTACGTTAGTAATCTGCCAACGAAGATTATCAACAGATCCTGAGACGAGAGATCCGTCGGCTGTGTTTTCTGCACCTGTATCTTCAGATGCTGTTGCGTTATTAAAGATAGCTCCTTTACCTAAAGTCTTTAACGTAAATGGTGCTGTACCTCCTAATGCAGAAGCACTAATATGTGAACTAGTTGCAGATGTAAAGCTACCGGATACTACTCTTACCACCAATGCTGATTGGCCGCCTTGGTTAAAGTAGTTTTTTACGGCAATAGAAGTTAAAAATTCTTGTTGAGCTGATGCTGAAGTAAATACTGATCCGAATTTGTTTAAATAATCGGAATAAGAAGTTACAACGGTAGGGATTTCAACCGGGCCTTTTACTGTAGGTCCTACAAAAGCAGCTCCGGCGACTAGAGGTGCAGGCTGGATAAATGAAATGTCATTTTCTCTTGTTAAAACGCCTGGTGAAATTAGAGTTTCTGCCATATTAAGGTTTACTTAGAAGTTCTGTTAATGTCTTAAAAATAAATAGGGTGTAAAGATCGAACCATTGAAATTACGATACTAACCTTCTATAATAAATACACTTATTTGACCTGTAAGTATCTTTTAGTTGGCAAAATTATCAGATTTTAAATAATTTCCTTCAAAACTATTTAACCCTTCTTCGCCTATGTGCTGTGCTAAACCTGGAACTGTTGTTAGTAATGTAATTTTTAGAGTACGGGCAATAATACCAACTGCTCCATCCCAATACTTTTCTCTGACTTTTGGATTCAGTATATAAATATCCTTACTCTTAACTCTCTGTACCTGTACTGTTGAGTTTCTTAATTCTAAATACAGGTTTCTGCTAAATACTGTATTCAGTCCGCTTATCTTACTAACGTTTCTGTAATTTCCTTTAATTGCTAATTTATTTTTACGTCCTCCTTCAAAAGTGGTTAGTATAAATTTTTCATACTTAGGAGCTACTTCTTCTAGAACTTTTCTTATACCGGGTAACCATTGTGAGCTTACTACTGCATCTGCGTCGAGGTTCATGAAATAGTCAACATCTGTGTCTAGGAGTTTATCAAATCCAGAAAATATAGCATTATTTACTCCTGCATTACGTTTATTATCGACTATTAGTGTATTTGTAAATGTTTTTTTAAATTTTTTTGCAACTTTTAGAACTTCTGGATCAGTACTTCCGTCATTGTATATTACAAACTGTATAAGATTTTGCTCTCTTTTGTCTATGCTTTTTTCTATACTATCTAAACATTGTTTAAAATAATCTACTCTATTGTATACAGGTATTACACATCCAAACTTTTTCATCTTATTAAAATAATTCCTTTCTTAGTATTCTAACAACCCTTTTAGCTGTATTTCCGTCTCCGTAAGGACAGGGTTTAGTAGATTGTGGAAGAGCTAGGCACTGTTTGAAGGTTGTTTGAAGGTTTGTAGGAGTTTTGCATAAAAACGAATGACCGGATTTTAGTCCTTCCGGACGTTCAGTATATTCTCTACAAACTATAACTGTTTTATTAAAGAAAGACCCTTCTTCCTGTATTCCTCCGCTATCAGTAATGACTAGTTTACATTTAGCAAGTAAAGTTAAAAACTCTTCGTAGGGTATAGGATCTACTAAAGTGACCTTTTTAAAAGTGTTTTTATGTTTCTGTACTGCTGGGTTGGGGTGTAGCGGTAGTATGAATTGTAATTGATCATATTCTATTGCTAATTTTTCCAATTCTTCAAACCATCTATGTAGTTGATCGTGATTTTCTCTTCTATGTAAAGTTACTAGAACTATGTTTGAAGCCTCTTGAGTCTTATAGTCTATTAGGTTATCTAAAATAGAATTACCAACTATACTTCTTTTTCCTATAACCTTTTCTCTTATTAGATTTTGATTAGAAATTTCTGTGGGAGTAAAATTATAGTAAGAAATTCTTGAAATTATTTGTCGATAGCCTTCTTCCGGAAAAGGATGCTGTAAATTAAACGTTCTTAATCCTGCCTCTAAATAAAAGACTTTTATACCTAGATTAAAAGCTGCTAAAGCACAACCGACAGCAGAGGCCGTATCTCCCTGTACTAATACTCCTGAGAATTTATCTGAGGGAAATTGTTCTAAGCATGTAGATATAACTTTATTTAGTCGATTTACTTCGTTACTTTTTATATGTACAGTATAGTCTGCTTGTACATCTTTAAGTAAATCCGTATGCTGTCCTGTAAAGAGTAGTTTATACTCTTCTTTTTTTAGCTGTTTTGTAATAGGAGCTATTTTTAACCA